TAGATGCCAAAGACTGTCGCGCCTTTCTGGTCGATTGGTTCAAAGCCGATAAAGAAAAGCTAAAGGCTGTCAGTCAGGTACCAGATAAGTTTCTACCTCGAACCTACGCCAATACGGCTCGAATTGCCATGCGTGGCTTCCCTATTAGTGAGGTTCACCAGAGTCGCATCTGGGAAAAGATACAGGAAGTGGTAAACAAGCGTATCAAGTCAGATGACGAAGATGAGCCTGTTGCCACTCCTGTAGTCAAGGTAGTTAAGCCCGTTAAACTGGCTTCTACTTACATTATTTCGGACGTAAATGATGAAATCGACAATCTTATTGCCGGTGAAGACAATAAGAACATGGCCCAGATTCTTATGCCATATAAGATGAATGACAAGCAGTATGCAGACTGTGCCGATAAGCTCCAGCCTCTTCTGGCAGAATATTCAGAAGTATTGGAACTTCGTCGGACTGACCGTAAGACGCTTACCGAAGAACAGATTGAGTTCATGGATTCTTTCCCGTTCTCTGGCATCACAATCATCAAGAAGATTGTCCAGCTTGTCGAAGGTTATGTCAATGACCTCAAGAAGTCTTATATCAGTAAGCAAGTTGCCAAAGTCCGTAAGAAGAAGCCCAAAGATAAGACAAAGTTGGTCAAGGCCATTAAGTTCTTGGCAGAAGACCCGAAGTTCGGTAAGAGCGTTGAACCCATCAACCTTCTTAACTGTAGTGAAGTCTGGACGTTTGACATCAAGACACGTAAGATTTCCAAGTATTATAGCCCAGTCGGTGGCGGCATCACTGTAAAGGGCGCATCTCTCGTGGGCTATGAGGAGTCTATGTCCAGTTGCAAATTACTTCGAAAGCCAGAAGAACAGATTACTGCATTTTCTGCTACCGCTAAAAAAGACTTGACAAAATGGTATTCTTCTGTTAAAAGTAAGAATGCGAATGTGCGCCCTCGACTCACGGCAACAACTCTAATTTTGAAAGTCTTTTAATGTCTGATAATGATAACGTTACATATCTTCGACCACATGTGGCGCCGCCCACTAAAGAAGATTTGGAATCCTACAATTACTTTCTTGAAGGTGCTACCGAATATGCTGCATATCAGGACGCTGAGGCTTTTGCCCATGCTTGTCTGAATGGCATTTTGAGAGCCGTAGACAAGAAGTTAGGTAAGTTGAATGACAACTTTAACGGCGATTGTGCCGTTATTGCTGTTATGATTCAAGGCATGTATATGCGTCAAGCTGGCGTCCACTGTCCAGAAATCAATCTTCTGGACGACATTCGCGAAGTCTTAACTAAAAGCAAAGGTGAAAGCGAATGATTGTAGTAGATTTTAACCAAGTTGCAATTAGCAACATGATGGCAGAACTTGGTGGTCGCCGTGATGTTGAGGTCAATCTGCCTCTGATACGCCACATGATTATCAATTCAATCCGTTCTTATAAGCGCAAGTTCGGACCAGAGTTTGGTGAGATTGTTATCGCGTGTGACAATCGCCACTACTGGCGCCGTCAGTTCTTTCCTAACTACAAGGCTAATCGTAAGAAGAGTCGTGCAGATAGTGGGTTTGATTGGAATTCCATCTTCGAAGCACTACATCAAGTTCGTGCAGAATTGTCAGAACACTTTCCGTATCCTGTAATCGATGTTGATGGTGCAGAAGCAGATGATGTAATTGGTGCGTTGGCTGAATATAGTCAGACTTCGAACCTCGATGGCCTTCTGCCTAGCGCGGAGCCGTTTCTAGTTCTATCTGGCGACCACGACTTCAATCAATTACAGAAGTGGTCTAATGTCAAGCAGTATGCACCCGTGCAGAAGAAGTTTGTCAAGCTGACCGATAAGCCAGAAGCAGTTCTCATGGAACATATCATCATGGGTGATAAGGGCGACGGTGTTCCTAACATCTTATCAGATGATGATACGTTCGTTACTGGTTCACGCCAGCGTCCCATGAAGAAAGATAAGGTCGCTGAGTGGAAGAACCAGAAGCCAGAAGACTTCATCACCAGTGATGAAATGTGGCGTAACTTCCAGCGCAACCGGGAACTAGTTGACCTGTCGCGTATTCCAGAAGATATCAAAGAGGCTATTATCGATAGCTACGAAAAGCAAAAAGGTGGCGACCGCAGTGGTCTCCTGAACTACTTTATTGCAAATCGTATGAAACAGATGATTGATTTAATCGATGAATTTTAATAGCTCCACCGAACGAGTAGGCATCACAGCCAGTTGCTTTGACCTGTTTCATACAGGACATGTCCTTATGCTACAAGAAGCCAAGGAACAGTGCGACCGATTAGTAGTGGCACTACAGACAGACCCAACGATTGACCGTCCAGAGAAGAACAAGCCTGTTCAATCTTTGGTTGAGCGATATATTCAGGTGCAAGCCTGCAAGTATGTGGATGATATCATTCCATATACGACGGAAGAAGACTTGCTAAATATACTACAATGCTATGACTGGGATGTTCGCATCATCGGCCAAGATTATTACGATAAGCGGTTTACTGGTGACGAACTAGGAATCGAAGTTTATTACAATAGTCGCAGGCATAGCTTTAGCACTACTGAATTGAGAAAGAGAATTAGCGATGGCAACAAAATTACAGCCTAAGAAGTTTAAGTATATCAATGAAGCCCTAGATTGGGCAACAGAGGTAAAGAACGTAGACGAATTACGTGAACGAGTTCGTGCAATCTCTACGGGTAACTCTATTCTTATGCGGTTCTTGGCATGGGGTGTAGGCTACGAACAGGGCCCATACAATCTACCTGATGGCAAGACCCCGATTAAGAATGAGGGTTTGCCAGACGGTATCGCAGATACTACAATCACGATGGAATTCCGTCGCATTCTAACTCTTCTTCCAAATGGCAGCGCGGCCAAGATTCCGCAGTGGCGCCGAGAAGAAATCTGGATGCAGATTTGCCAGGGATGCCATCCAAATGAAACAAACCTTCTGGATGCAGTAAAGGATCAAAATATTCTTGCCGTTTATCCTGCTCTTGCCGATGTGCTAGAGAGTTTCCTCGGTGGTTGGAAGAAGCCCGAGGTTAAGAAGAAGCGAGTATCAAAAAAGCCCGAGACTATCTCCGACGAATAAGAAAATTATTCGTAAGAGATGATTATGTCCCCGTAAAATGGGGTGTCAAGCGCCCTTGGGGGTTATAAAATATCGAAGCTCCGACACTAATAAATAACTGTTCTCGGAATTTCATACGGAGATACTTTGATGGGTCAAATACTGGAACATAAGCATTTAATCATTCGCGCCGAACTTAAAAATCCGCCTAAGTGCGCAGAAGCCATTCAAGATTGGATGAAACTTCTAGTAGATAAGATTGGTATGAAGATACTTATGGGTCCATATGCCGTGTATTCCGATATGGTAGGTAATCAAGGCTTGACCGCGGTAACTATTATCGAAACCAGTCATATTGCCATGCATGTATGGGATGAAGTAGACCCTGCATTGATGCAACTGGATGTCTATACCTGTTCAACGCTGAATATTGACGATGTATTTGTAGCTCTTAGCGATTTTGTACCAGTGAATGTGCAATACAAATATATCGATAGGGAACATGACCTGACATTGCTAGATAAAGGTGTTATAAGTGAGATACTTCCTCTTTAAACACAAGAACGAAATCTGGTTAGTCAAAGACCCGGAACAGGTACCAAAGCCCAGAGAACTTTTGCTGCAAAACTCTAATATCGAATATATCAGAGAAAAAGCAGACAGTTTAAAAAAGGGGTTGACATTCAAGGACAAAGTTGCTAGAAAGAAGATACCAAATCTAACAACAGAGCATAAACGAAAAATTGCTCTAGCGTTAAGCGGTAGCAACAACCCCAACTGGGGTGGCTTGAAAGAAGATACGAAGGCCAAAATTCGTCGCAAGATGCGAGGAACTAGGCGCAACGAAAACAATCCTATGTATGGCAGACGCCAATCATGGGAAACTCGCAATCTCATAGCGATGAAGGCGAGACATAGAAGACGAAAGTGGTGTGTCGACCCTAGCGGTAAAACGCATTTGGTAGACCCACTTACTTTCA